CAGAATCTCCTGATCTACCGGGAGAACGAGGACCTCAACGCGCTGGTGAAGGCGATTGAGCGGATCCTCAAGGACAAGGCGTTCAAGCACTACATCGCCGCCAACCCGGCGTTGCAGAAGCCCATGCAGACGAAGGGCGACATGCTCGCGATGGCTTGGGCGTACGTCTACTCGCTGCTCTACGCCCGCGACTACGTCGCCGCGGCGCTGATCCTCTGGGGCCCGAAGACGTTCACCCCGGAGCCCCGGGCCGCGCAACTGATGTGGGGCGCGCTGTTCACCAAGAACCTGATCAACGTGATGGGCTGCGGCTCGGTGGGAAAGACGTTCACCCCGTCGGCTTGGTGCGTCCTCGACTGGCTGCTGGACCCGGAGTGGACGCGCATCGAGGTCGCCTCCAACTCACAGGACCACGTCGAGAAGAACCTCTACGCCGACATCGTGCGCCTTCACACCGAGGCCGTGCTGCCGCTGCCCGGCAACGTGGACTCGGAGTCCATCTCCCTCGACAAGAAACGAGGCATGGGAATCTTCGTGCTCGTCATCCCGGGCGGACCGAAGTCCCGCGGCAAACTGAAGGGCGCCAAGATCAAGAACCGGCCCCCGCATCCACTTTTCGGAGACAACTCCCGGCTCCGCATCCTGCTCGACGAGGCTCAGGAAATCCCGGCCAACATCTTCGACGAGACGCCCAACCTCCTCTCGTCCGTCGACAACTCGGTCGAGCACATCAAGATCATGGCCGCGGCCAACCCGAAGGACGAGTGGTCCCGGTACGGCCTGAACTGCAAGCCGCTGGGCGGGTGGGACTCGATCACGGACGATCAGGAGGAGTGGGAGTCGGAGACCGGGTGGCACGTCATCTCGATCAACGCGATGCGGACCGAGAACGTCATGCAGCGGAAAACGGTGTTTCCCCGCATGATCACGTACGAGGGCGTGCAGAAGATCATCCGGTCCCAAGCCGGCGGGAACGACCAGCACCCGAACGTCTACACCTACGTCTACGGCCGGTTCCCCAAGACGGGTGTCCAGACGACGATCATCAACTCGCTCCATCTCCGTCGGGCGGAGGGCGAGTGGATCTTCGACGGGCCCACGGTGGCGATCGCCGGATCCGACCCGGCGTTCACGGGCGACTTGCCGGCAATGACGATTGGACGCGTGGGCCGGGCCATCGCTTGGATGGACTACAAGGGCGTGCGGCACGAGCTGCCGGAGCCCGCGATCAAGATCCAAGCCGACGGCACTTCCATTCTGCCGCACGGCGACACTCAGGACGTGGCCGACGAGAACATGGCCCGCTGCCGCCAGTTGAACATTAAGCCGGAGAACTTCGGCATCGACAAGACGGGCACGGGCCGGGGCGTTCACGACGTGATCCGCCGGCAGTGGAAGGACAAGGTCGGCCCGCTGGCGGAGGTCGAGGACGGAGTGGCCCCGATCCTCGGGGTCGAGTACGCCGCTTCGCCCAGCGAGGTGAAGATCGCCGACGAGGACACCCAGACGCCCAAGGAACTTTTCGACCGCACGGCGACGGAGCTGTGGATGGCCGGAGCCAAGCTCTTCGAGTACGACATCGTGCGGATCGGGCGTGGCATCGACCAGAAGACGAGCGAGGAGCTCGCCGGCCGCCGGGGCGGCATGAAGGTCGGGATCGGCAAGAAACAGTCCGTGGAGGCCAAGGACGCCTACAAGGGCCGCACCGGCGAGACCTCGCCTGACCGGGCGGACTCGTTCCTGATCATGCTCCACGTCGCCCGGATGCGGATCCCGTCGCTCGTCCCCCGGGCCAAGGACACCCGCGCGGCGGAGGCCGCTCCGCGGGACGTGACCGGTTGGCAGGGGTTCGACGTGGCCTTCGGCGGAGCCGACTTGATCGGCTGGGACAGCGACGTGGAGCGGATGGCGGACATGATGAAGGACTGACAAAAATGACAAAATTCCGGACCCTCGCCCAGCCCATGACCGTTTCGGTGTACCCCCACGAGCGGGACACACTGCTGCGGATCATGGCGGAGCTGCGCCTGAAGAGCACCTTCGACGTGGTGCGGGTGCTGGCGCGGGAGTCGAATCGGAAGCACATGGACGCGTTCAGCCCCCCGAAGTTCAAATCTTAATAAGATTTTCCTTTACAAGCGTCACCGAACTGATTGGGTGCGGGCATGAGAACAGCCCTGTACTATCGGGTGTCCACCGAGGACCAGACGATCGAGCCCCAGCAGCAGGAGCTGCGCGGCTACTGCCAGAACCGGGATTGGAAGATCGTCGCCGAGTTCACCGACGTGGTCTCGGGATCGAAGTCCAGCCGGGTGTCGCTCGACCTGATGATGGCCCGGCTCCGCAAGGGCGAGTTCGACGTGGTCATGGTCGTCAAGATGGACCGGCTGGCCCGCTCGCTCTCCCACTTCGCCCAGCTCGTCGGCGAGTTCGACAAGCACGGGGTGGCGCTGGTCTGCCCCGGTCAGGGCATCGACACGTCGAAGTCCAACCCGGCCGGCCGGCTCCAGATGCACGTCCTCGCCGCCGTGGCCGAGTTCGAGCGCAGCCTGATCATCGAGCGCACCAAGGCCGGGCTGGCCGCCGCCCGCGCCCGCGGGGTCAAGCTGGGCAAGCCGTCGAAGCGGCTGCCGGACGATCATCAGGCGATCGTCGGGAAGTGGCTCGACGACGGCGCCATTCAGCTCCGCGAGCTGGCAACCCGGCTCGGAGGGGTCTCAGTCTCCACCGCGTTTCGCCTCGCCCAGACCGAGCGCAACCGCCGGATGCAGCGGGAGGTCATATGAAATTCGAGTACCCACAGTCCTACACCACCTGCAAACAGGAGCTCAAACTGAACCTTGTCTGGCCGGTCTGGGAAATGGACCTGTTCGGCAACCGGGAACTCGTAGTTCACATCAACACCGACGTGCCGTGGAGCCGGCGCGTCGTAAGCAAACTGCTCCTTGGAACCAAATGGACGAAGATCAAAAAGTGACGGGCGAAATCTGCCGGATGAACCCGGACGGAAGCATCACGGTGTTCCTGCATGAACCGGAGCACGTCGAGGCGGTGGCCAAGGGATTGTTCTTTGCCCGCGAGGAGAACGACCAGTTGCGGAAGCTGCTTGACGAGACGGTCAAGGACTCCGACCGGATCGAGTGGTTGATCAATCAGGGGATGGTCGGCGATCGCGACGACATCGATATCCTGATGAAAGCGGAGAAGGACGAATGATCGCCCTCGCCGTCATCCTCGGTCTCGTCTCCCCGTCCGAGATCGACACCGTGGTTCAGGCCATCGAGATGGCCGAGAACTCGCCGTGGAACTCGCCCGGAGGCGCGCTCCAGTTCAAGGAGTCGACTTGGAAGGAAGAGACCAAGCTGCCCTACTCGTACGCCCAGAAGCCGGTCATCGCCCGCAAGATTGCCCGGGAACGGCTGATGAAGCACGCCGCGGCGCTGGAACGGCTCGGCATCAAGCCCACGGCCTACCTGCTGGGCAGCGCGTGGAACAAGGGGTTCACCGGCGCCCTGCGGCTCCGGAAGGCGAACCAGAAGTGCAAGTACGGCGAGCGCGTCCACAACATCTTCGAGTCTCTCCAATGAACAAGCGGTACGAAAAGATTGATCAACTGCTGGCGAGGTTCACTCCCATCAAGGAGATCTGCTACATCACCAAGGTCGACTCCAAGGTCGTCGCCCACCGGGCCTACCAGCTCGGTTACCGGATGCACCGGATCACCGAGGAGGAGCGTAAGCATCTCCTGAAACTGAGATTCCCATGAACACCCTGATCGGGCCGCTGCCCAAGCACCAGTACGTCTGGGTCGACACCAACTTCACCCACCGGGATCCGGTCGGGTTCATCCCCGCGGTCTGGTTCGGTCTGGTCTCGCACCCGGGGCGGATGTGGGGTTGCAATATCATCTATGAAAACGGAGCCATCTACCGGAACGTACCGCTTCACGCCTTGGCCCACCTTGGAAGCCCGACCGGCTCCGTCCGCGACTGGACGCCGCAACAGGCCGAGCAGTGGAATTGCTACGGTTACGGTTGGTCTGCGACGGAGTACACCTACCTCCGCGGCTACCGCTGCAAGG